TCACCAATCTAGCGCGGCCAACACCTTAACGCCATCCGCCGCAAGAGTTTGTCGCTCAGCACCCTTGGTGTAGATTTCGCTGGTCTTGGCCTGGGTATGAGCCATGACCGCCATCACCTGATACTGCGAGCACCCGTTCTGGGCCATCATCTCTCCCACCGCCTTGCGGATGCCGTGCGACGAGCGATCCGGTATCCCTGCCGCGCTGCACCAGCGCTGGACGCGAACGCGCAGAGCCTCGACGCTGGCGAAGGGCTTGCCCTTTTCGTTCAGAAGGTATGCCGGGCCGTCGGCTGCACGAGTTGCCGCGATCAGGGGCGGCATCATGGGGATGGAAACGAAGGCCGATCCGCGCTTTCTGGGTTGCCAGCCCAGCCAGAGTTGCCCGTCGCGCATCACTTCCTGCGCGCGCCCCAACCAGATCGCATCCCCGATCCTGCACGCCGTGAAGGCATGCAGCGTCAGCCAAAGATGCGCAGTCGTGCCTCTGGGATGATGTTCCCTGAATTTCTTCAGTTCGGCGACGGACCAGGGGACGGCGCCCCCAGCAGGATTGACGTTGATGGCCTTTATCGCCGCCGCCGGATTGTGCTTGATGTACTCGCGCTCCTGCGCCCACGTATAGACCGCCCGAACAGTCTTGATGAGATTATCCGCAGCGCCCGGATGCGTAGCCCAGGCATCCCGGATTTCGATGAAAGCGGCAGCGGGGGCATCCATGTCGAAATCGCCATAGCGCACGCTACCCTCGCCCGAATAGTCGCAGAGGCGGCGCAAGACGCTGCGCCGTTGCTTCAGCGTTGCGGGCGACATCTGCCCGGCCTCGACCATCCGCGCGACAAAGGACAGGTATTCGGCGCAGAGCCAGTCAATCGAGCCCTTGACCGCCTTCGGCTCGGACGGAAGCCATCTCTCGCCTGCTCGCGCAGCGTGATAGTAGTTGGCGAAGTCCTTGTCCTCCGGTCCGACCGGAAGGTGAATACGAACATGCTTCCGGCCCTCGACGCGGACGCGATAGCGAGGAGAGCCATTGCGATGGCTCTCGATCAACAATCCGGGGAAGTCCACTCTCACGGTCTACCTCGTTGCCCAGGATTTCGGGGCGGTCTGACGGGGCGCGGGACGTGCATGTTGCCCGGCGTCGGCACCGGCCACCGTCACAGAAATCGTACCGTCTTTCGCCACAGTATAGCCAGCGACGTTCAACCCGATATCCTTAGCCGCTTCCAGCGCCCGGCGGATCGCAGCCTGAGTGGTAGTTGGTGCCGGCATGTCATCCCCCCTTTGGGCCGCTGTTGTGCTGAAGCTCTGCAAAGCGCGATGTGCGGTCGGCTTCCCGCAGCAGGATCTCATCCATTTGATCGGGGGTGATGAAGATGGCGCGCCCGATGGAAAAATACTGTCCGTGCTCCCGCGCCTTGGACCTTAGCGTCCGTGGCGACAGTTCGACACCGCGCGGGCGAAGCTTTGCCGACCACTCCTCGGGGGTGCGGCCCAGATCGAAAATTTTCGACATGGCAGGTCTCCTTTCCTGTAGGCTGGAGACCACGCAAGGTTCGCTTTGGTCAAGACTTTGAGAAATATCCTTTATTTTAGTGCAGGAACTTGCACCTTTTGCAGGGAGATGTCGCGAGATGGACGGGAAACTGCCTGAAGCAGCCGTGGATTTCAGCTTTGACGATGATGATCTCGACTGGGATGATTGGATAACCGCCGATTTTGATTCGCCGGACGTGCAGAGTGAGCGCGCACCTGTCGCGCCGGTCGGCGCCATCCTCAAGCAAATACGTCAGCAGATCGGGCCTAAAGGTATCTCGCAAAAAGAGATGGCGGAACGGCTGCGCATCCCGAAGCGCACGTACATATCCTACGAAACGCAGGAAACAGCCAAGGTGCCCGCCGAAGTGCTGAGACGAATCGCGGCAACAACCGACGTTGATGCTGAGTTCATCCTGACCGGACGCACACGTTACATTGATCATGGACCGATCCTTGACGACGCATTTCGGCTGGCGGAGCACCTTGCGAAGCATATTCACGACGGTGAGGAACGGCTCTCCTACAACGACATCCAAGAAGTTGTCATCAGGGTGCTGGCCGAACGTGAAGAAAGACGTCAACTTACCGGAAATCCAGCTGCCCAGTACACGCGAGGGGATATCGCCGATGCGGTCTGGGAGCACACGGAGTACAGCCTGCGTTATCGGCGTGCTCTCGCTGAAGCACCCGATGACGGTCGGTAGACGTTGACCTGCCTCTGAACTTTCATCCAGCGGCAACTGGAGCCCGGTTGCTATTTACGCCAATCGGCGCGGATTGAGCAATCGCCCGACGCGCGGAGCTTTCATCTCGCGCAGCGGGGCGGGCGATTGCGGTGGTCAGGGTGCGCGCATAGTCGACTGGGGTCTGGTAACCCAAGGCCGAATGCGGGCGTTCGGTGTTGTAGTCGGTCACCCAAGCCGCGATTACGACGCGAGCGTGAGCCAGATTGCGGAACATGGTCTCATTGAGCAACTCGTCCCGCATCCGCCCATTGAAACTTTCCACGAAGCCATTCTGCATGGGTTTGCCCGGCGCGATGTAATGCCACTCGATCCCGTGCTCGGCGCACCACTTCAGAATGGCATTCGAGGTCAGCTCTGTTCCGTTGTCGGATACGATCATACCGGGTCGACCACGCCGTTCGATCAGCGCGGTCGAGGATGTCGCACGCTGCACGGTAGAGAGGTTGATGCGCAGCCTGGGGATCAGGGGTGGCCAGCACGCCCTGTTCGCGCCAGCCGTCGCGCTTCACCTCATCAGGCGACCGGCGCTGGCCGCCATAGCCTTTGGGATGGAACCTCATGCCGCACCTCCACGGGCGTCGAGGGCCCAGAGCAGGATGGCGATCGCATCGGCCTCGTTGTCGTCTTCTGGGCTGAAGCCCTTCGCGCGGGCCGCATCGATCATGGCCTGCTTGGGCGCATTGCCCTTGCCGGTGGCGTGGCGCTTGATCGTGCCCACCGGCACGCCCTCGTAGGGAATGCCCCGCAGCTCGCCCCAGCTGGTGAGCGAGGCCATCAGCCCGCCATAGACATGGGCCGCATCGGTTCCGGCGTGGCGGCGGACCTCCTCGAACCAGATCGCGGCGATCGGACCGGACAGGCGATCCAGTTCGGTCAGCCAGTTGGTGAAGCGCAGATAGCGCATGCCACCGCCGTCATAGCGCCCGGGCCGGAAACTGGCGGTGCCGCTGGTGATCAGCCCCTCGTGGCTGCGCAAGGCCCAGCCGGTCGTGGTACCGAGATCGAGCGCCAGGATGCAGCGCGGGTGTTCGTTGGATTGGGTCATGAGAGACCTCCTCTTCGCGTTTGCGAGCGAGGCGAGCGGGCTGGCCGGTGAAGGCTGCGGTCTCGCCAGGCCCCGAAGGGTGGTCTGGTCAGTTCATGGGCTGGGCAGCTGGGCCGCCCGGCAAATCTTTCAGAACCTTCAGAGGGACGTCTTGAAGGATTTCCGCCCCTAAGTAGTTGTCCTGTATGTGTAATATATGATCTTTCAATTATTCAATATTTCAATAGGTACCTGTCACTCTCTATTAGAACGCGCGTGCACGCGTATAGGGGAAAGGGGTCCTCTTGAAAGATTGAAGGATTTGAAGGATCCGGTTTTTCCCTTTCGTTTCTGCTGCTTGTCGGCATTTTGGCTTCAAGGACCGCTTCAGGCGGATTGAAGGATCTCCGGTCACCCGCCCCACCGCGCCATCCGATACACCATGGCCTGCTTGGTCGAGGAGCCGCGCATTCCCGTCGTGATGTCGCCGCTCTCGATCAGCGTCAGCAAAATTTCGTCGCGGTCGCGCGATTTCAGCCATTGGGAGGCGCGGGTGATCTCCGATTTGGTGATCCCTTTCGGCCCGGCTGCGCGGACGATCTCCTTCAGCCGCTTCAGATGCGCCTCGGTTTCGGTATCCGCCACATGGCGCTCGACCGCTTCCATGGTGCGCCGCGCGTAATGGCGCACGAAACCGATGGCCCAGCCCGCAGCGGTAATGTCGATCTCAGGGCGCACAGGATCGCGCCCGACAGCGACGATCAGCGCCAGTTTCAGCGCATTCTCTCCGATGCGGGCGAGGATGGCGGTGAAGGCGGTGCCGGCCGCTGCCCGCAGCTCCTCGGTCAGGGCGTCGCTGAGGTCGGCAAAACGGGCGCGCGCCGCATCCGACATCGGCACGGTCATCGGGTTCACGGCGGTGTTCTGATCGGCGGTCTTGCCGGTCAGGTTGCCCTTCACGGCCCCGCCGCCTTTCGCGGCCAGCTGGAGCGCCTGGATCAGCGCGGGCGGTGCCTGCCGGATGCCGACGGCGAGGTTCTCGTCCGGATAGTCCTCATCACTCGGCAGGATCAGAAAGCGCGCGAGCGAGCCGTCGACCACATTCGCGCCCTGCAGCGCGCCCCAGAAATGCAGTGGCGTCGTGGTGCCATAGACGCAAAGGCAGGGCTGGTTGATGTCGCGCCGCTCATTGGTGCCGTCGCGGTTCGCATATTCCGCCCCGAGGAAGATCCCGCCCGCGGCCGTGAACAGCTCGGTCATGTTGTCGAGGATCTCGGTGATATGGCGCGGGCTACGCTTCCGGTCGGCGGCGGCCGAGAGAAACATCCCGAATTCGTCGATCTGAAACAGGATCGCGGGCTGCCGATGGAGCGCAGTCAAGAGCCCCGCGCCGGAGGCGATCTTGTTGCCGCCGAGATGGTGGGCAAGGCCTGCCTCGAAGAAGACCTCGTTGATGATCTCGCGGGCGTGGTTCTTGCCCGAGCCGCTGTCCGCGATCCCCACGACATAGAGGTTCGAGCGCAGGTTGCTGGTCGTGCGATACCGCCGTCCCATCAACGCCCCGATGGCGCAGAGGCTCGCCCCGAGCGACAGAAGCGGTTGCGGGCGGCGGGCAGTGGCGAGCATATAGCCGGTCAGCTCGCCGACGAGACCGTCGGGGATGGTCAGGCTGAACGCGGGATTTTCCGGGTCGGCGACGGTGGGCGCGCTCCCCTCCAGCCGGGCCAGCAGGTCGGCGGCTGGATGCGGGCCGTCCGGATCGAGGCTGCCATCGAGGCGCAAGGCGGTGTCGGGCCGCCAGCCGCGTTCCATGGCGAGATGATAGATCGTGCCCGCACCAATCCGATCGGGCTTGAAGCTCGCCCAGGCGCGGGCCGTGGTCGCGGGCACGTCTTTGGCCGCCTGTGCCGACCAGGTGGCAAAGACCTCGCCGCCCTCATCGCCGAGCGCGCCCTTCAGCGCCATGCCGACGCGCATCCAGCTGTCGTAATCGAGCTCGTCATTCGGCAGCCAGTCGAGCGCCGACCGGATGGCGGGCAAGGTGCCGATCTGCCCGTGGTTGCGCAGCACGGTGGCCGGTGCTGCCGAGCGCAGCCCACGCTGGCGCAGGGCCTCGGGCAGGATCGCATAGGCTTCATCCAGAAAGGCCGCCGCCGCTTCCTCGGTGATTTCCGGAAGGTCGGTGATATCGAGATCGGCCAGCCCCTCGTCGGGCCAGACATATGGCGCACCGGTATCAGGGTGGTTGGCATAAGCCAGAAACTGCTGCCCGAGGCAGAGCACCTCAAGCGGATGGCGCTTGATGCCCCGAAACGGTGCGGCCGTGCGATAGACCAGCATGCGCTTCGGGGCGCGGCCGATGCGCAGCGCGGGCGTGTCGCCGAGGCGCGCCCGGGCCAGCACCTCGATCTGCAATGCCAGTTCGGCGTCCGCCGCGATGTCGATATCGACCGCCGCTACCGCTCCACCGACGATGCCGATGCCGCAATCGGGCCAGGCAGCCCAGGTCGCGACCTCAACCTCCGTGGTCGGGCGTTCGGCATGGCGGTTCCATTCCGGGTAATCGGCCCAACCGCCGCGCTGGAACCGGCCGGGTTTCTTGGTGCCCGGGCCGATCGGCAGGATGGCATAGCCATTGGTGACGAGCCGCGCGCCGAAGCGCGCCATCCAAGACGTGTCGGCCATCAGAACGGCACCTCCGGGGCCATCGCGTCGAGCCGGTTGCGATCCTTCGCCGCCAGCGCGCGCAGGTGGTCGCAATAGCCGGTGACGACGGCATCGAGAAACCGGGCCCATTCCTCCTCGGACAGGGTCGCGAGGTCGGACTTGCCAATGGCTTCCAGATATTCGCCGCCCATCTGGCCGCCTTTGGCCATGGCCTCGGTCTCATTCGGGGTCGGATCGATCATGCCCTTCCTCCCATGGCAGAGGTCCTGACAGGCACGGCTGCAGAGCCGCTTGCGGCTGGCGTCGCGCCGCGGGTCGGTGCGGCGGAACCCCGGCTCGAACCAGCCAAAGCCGCGAGGTTCCCGGTGGCAGACGGCGCAGAGGCCGGGGTCGGATGGGCGCATGGGGCGAACCTGTAACCGGAGATCTCAAGATAGCGGCCCGAGGGGCGGACCGAGATGTCGCTGGGGCGCGCAAGGCGGCTCGTCTGCGCGAGGGCCTCGGCCACGCTCAGCGGCACGGGGCAGCCGGGCGCGCGCTTGCGCCACCACTCGGCCGCCTTCTGGCGGGCATAGCCCTGATGCTCGAGGCAGACCCATTCGCTGTAGGTGGCAAGGCCGCTACTATAGGTCACCTTGAGCGACAGACGGCCGCCCGCCTTGTCGTGGCGGCTATAGGAAACGCCCGTGACCTTGAGCCATTGTTGCTTCGGCGAAAGCACCGGCAGCGTGGCGGCCGTCGGCGCGATCTTCACCTCGCGCGCCGGGAAGACATAGCCGCAATCTGGGCATTCGGTCGCCGAGAGCGCCATGATGCTGTCGCAGTCCGGGCAGACCTTGGTCGGTGCCTCGCCCCCGCCGCCATCACCAGGGCGGTTGGGCCGCACCAGATCGATCGGCCCGTGGCGACGGACATTGCCCGCGAAGTCCAGGACCAGGCAGTTCTCCTTGCCCGGCGCGAGACGGGTGCCGCGCCCGACCATCTGCACATAGAGCCCGGCCGATTGCGTGGGACGCAGCAGCGCGATCAGATCGACACCGGGCGCGTTGAAACCGGTGGTCAGCACGCCCATAGAGGCCAGCGCCCGGATTTCTCCGCGCTTGAAGGCGGCAAGGATCGCATCGCGCTCGTCCTTCGGCGTGTCGCCGAAGATCGTGCGGCAGCTGACGCCCTGGCGGCCGAATTCCTCGGCCACATGACGCGCGTGCTCGACGCCCGAGCAGAAGGCCAGCCAAGATTTTCGGTCACGGCCATGCTCGATGATTTCGGTGACGGCCGCGCGGGTGATGGCATCCTGGTCGACCGCCGCCGCCAGATCACGCGCGATGAAGTCGCCAGCGCGGGTGCCCACCTTCGAGACGTCGAGCCGGGTGGCGGGCTGTTTCGAGAACAGAGGGCTCAGATACCCCGCATCGATCAGCGCGCGGACCGGGGCCTCATAGGCGATGTCGGTGAAGAGCGCATTCTGCCCCTCATGCAGCATCCCGCAATCGAGCCGGAACGGCGTGGCGGTCAGCCCGATCACCTTGAGCGCCGGGTTGATCGCTTTCAGCGCGTCGAGGAAGCGCCGATACATCGTGCTCGACTTGCCGGGGATCAGATGCGCCTCGTCGATCAGCACCAGATCGGTATGGCCGATCTCGGCCGCGCGGCGGTGGATCGACTGGATACCGGCGAAGAGGATCCGCGCCTGCGCCTCGCGCTTGCCGAGGCCCGCCGAATATATGCCCGCCGGCGCTTCGGGCCAGATGCCGATCATCTCGGCATGGTTCTGGGCGATCAGCTCGCGGACATGGGTCACGATCAGGATGCGCTGATCGGGCCAGGCCTTCAGCACGCCCTCGATGAAGGACGCCATGACCAGCGACTTGCCGCCCGCGGTCGGGATGACCACCAGCGGATTGCCGGTGTGGGTCTGGAAATAGCCGTAGATCGCGGTGATCGCGGCCTGTTGATAGGGGCGCAGGGTCAGCATGGCGCAGCCTCCGGGGAACGGGCGTCGTTGGTCCAGGTCGTGCCATCGGCCATGCGGTAGGTGACGACATCGTCGCCCGCATCGATGACCTCGCCCGGGATGAGGTCGGGGATGAAGAGATGGCGGCCGCAGGAGGCGCGTTGCTCGGCAGGCGACAGCATCCGGTCGTGCCGGGCGCAGTGCCATCCACCAACGTCTTTGCTGGTCGCGCTTCCGGACGAAGAACCGGTATCCACTTCTTCTGGAAGCGCTCCGACCGGCGTCGCATGCAGGCAGGACCGGCAGGTCACCGCAGCGCCACCGCCGTCATGGCAGGCCGCATGGTGATCGCAGAACCGGCATTCGAACCAGGCCGGGTCCTCCCTGATCCGCGCAGGCGGATGCTGGGCGAAGATGATGCGCCCGGCCTTTTCTAGAAGACGCTCGGCCATGGCGCGGTCCGCCTCGATGCGCTCGACATGCAGCGCGTCGGTGTCCTTGCAGACCGCGACGTAGAGGGCGCGCGTGATGCCCGTCAGGTGCATGTAGATCTGCATCTGCGCGGCGTGCTGGGGCTTGGACAGAACGACGCCCTTCGCGACCAGCTCGTTGAAGCTCTTGACCGAGTGGGTCTTGAACTCCAGCACATGCCAGGTCTTCGGCGCCTCCAGGAGCCCGAGGGCCACGCCGTCGAGCGAGCCGCCGAAATGGCCGCCATGGGCCTCGACCCGGAACTGGCGGCCGGTCTCGGGATCGACCTCGAGCACGGTCGCCCCGGTGGCGCGGAGGTTGCGCACGAGCCGATCCTCTTCCAGCTGGCCCGTCTCGAAGAGGCGCAGAAGGCGGCCAGAATGGCGCGCGAGCGTGATCCAGCGGAAATCATACCAGAGCGCCCGGGCACAGGATTTGCCGATGATCGAGGCGCCGAGGTGATCGCGGAAACCGTCGCCTTGGCGGGCCTCATAATCGGCATAGATCGCCGTCAGCGTCGGCGTGGGGGCGCAGGGCAACTCTGCCATCACATACCCTCCCGTTCGCTGCGGGCCTGTGCCTCGGCCAGAATGCCATCCCAGGTCTCGGGGTCATGGCGTTCGCGCAGGATGCCGATCAGCGCGTCCTTGAGCTTTTCGCGGCGGCGACGGCCGGTGCCTTGGGCCAAGAGTTCCGCCCGCTCGCGGCACAGGTGACGCAAGGCCGTGCGGGCCCGGTGGAACCAGTCCGGATCGATGGGCTTCTGGCCGCGCTGGCGGGCCAGATCGGCCATCGCGATCTGCGTGCGGATCTTGGCGATGGCATCGTCGAGCTCGATCAGCCGCCGCTGGTTTTCAGGCAAGCCGGGGTTGTTCACGGCCACGGGGGCCGCGTTGGTCATGTCAGTCATGGGAGTATCCTCAGATGGGGTTGCGCGCTGCCCTGTCAGTCAGGGCGCAGGGCAGCGCGGGTGCTCAGCCCTTCTTGTTCCAGGGCGCGGAGGCCATTTTCGGCGGCACCGAAGAGCTGGCCGGATCGGGCGCGGGCTTCGCCGGGCGTCCGCCCGGGGCCGAACCCCGCTCGGGCGGCAGATAGGCAATCGCGTTGCTCTCGCCGTAGCCGTTCTTCGGCGGGCGGATCTTCACCTGGATCATCATCGGGATCAGGTGCAGCTCCTCGCTGTCGCTGACATTCATCCGGCCCGTGGCGTGGCAGATCGCCGAGAGCGTGCGCTGCGCGATTTCCACCGTGGTCGGGTTCGGATTCACCAGGTTCAGCTGGTCGAAGATCTTCCGTCCCTTATGCTCGCCCTCGAGGATGTCGAGCATCAGCCAGAGGAACTGGCCCATGCCGTTCTTGGTGACGCGCATCTCGCTCTCGACGATCTGCGCGCGGTATTTGCCGGCGGGCAGCAGCTCGTAGGCGGCGGTGGGTTCGACGCTGGTGGCGTCGAAGGACGTGTCGAAACGTGCCATGGTCTTGTCCTTGTTCAGTTCATTGGGATTGGGGCATGGCCGCGAGGAACTCCGACCACATCAGCGGAAGGGTGTCCGGAAGGCCGTAACGGTTCTTGGCGAGGAAGGCGGGGCGCTCTTCGGTGTGCATGACGCGCGCACCGGACCCGAGCGCCCGGGTCACCTTCTTGTTGAAGCCGACATCGGATTTCGCGACCGAGATCTGATAGTTGGCGAAGAGCACCACGTCCGAATGCTCCTGCAGCAGCGCCGAGGCGCGGGTCTGCAGCTTGATGACATAGCGGTCGTAGGGCTCGTGCTCGGGGCTGTCGAAACGCTTGATGTCGGTATGGGCGATCTGGATGACCACCATGCCCTTGCGGTCGCGCAGCGCGTTGAGCCGGTCGAGATATTCGCGCCAGATGGTCAGCGCCTCGGCATAGCCCTTGCCAAACCCCGGCGCCTCGATGGAGGCCCAGCCGTTGCGCTTGCAAGCCTCGGCCCAGATCAGCGGCTCCAGCCAATCGACGCTGTCGACGACGACCGTGCCGAAATCGTGGTCCTCGTTCAAAAGCGCATCAAGCGCCTCGGCCACCTCGGCATAGCTGGTCGCGAGCGGGAAGTGCGGGACCTGCAGCTTTCCCAGCCCATCCTCGGTCATGAGGAAAACGGGCCTGTCGGCATCGGCCGCGAAGGTGGATTTGCCCACCCCGGCCACACCGTGGATCAGAATACGCGGCGGGGTCAGCACGGATGTCGTGCGCAGGGACGCGAGCGAAATGGCCATCAGCGCACCTCCTCGTTCAGCACGAGGCGGAACTTCGGCTTGCCCGTGCGGACCGTGCGCGCGGGCTCGAAGCCCTTGCGCCAGCTTTCCGGCAAAGCGCCGTATTTGCGCTCGGACACCGACAGCTTGGTCTCGATGAATTCCGCCGGGTCCTCGCCCGCCGAGGCGATGTTTTCGGCGATCTGCGCCAGCAACGCCTGATCCCAGTCGATGCGCTTGGGCAGTTCGGCGATCACGGTGACGCCGTCATCCTCGAACCGGATCGTGCCGGTGTCCTTGCCCGCCTCCTGGCGGGTTTCCTGGGCGCGGTCCGCGTATTTCAGCGAGATGGCGCCGTCGAGCCAGTCCGCGACCGACTTCGCCTGCGTCAGTTGCTCGTCGGCCGCGCCTTTCAGCAGCGCGAGCTGATCGGCGGGCAGCGCCGCGATCTGGCCCACCGGCATGCGGTGGATATCGGCCAGGGTGATGTGGTTGGAGATCGTCATGTTCCGCGCCCTCACGCCGACATCGGACGATGGGGTTCGTGATCCACGCCGCGGATCTGTTCGGCCTCGAAGGCCTCGACATCCTCGAGCCGGTAGATCACCCGGCCGCCGAGCTTGATGAATTTCGGGCCTTCGCCCGTCCCCCGCCAGCGCTCCAGCGTGCGGTGCGAAATATTCCAGCGAGCCGCCAGCTCGATCTGGGAAAGGTGCCTGGTCGCCATGTGAACCTCCTTGGGATTTCTGCGAACACTTGCGGGTTCAACATGGCGGAGGGGGTGGTAGGGCTGCGCCATCTACACACGCAAGTCGAGCGAGGAAGGGCTCGACATGGAATTCAACAGCCTCGACGCCCAGCGGGAGGCCTGCGAGGCCTATATCGCCAGCCGGAAATCCGAGGGCTGGGTCGCCACCCGCGACCGCTATGACGACGGCGGCTTTTCGGGTGGAAATCTGGACCGGCCGGGGCTGAAACAGCTGCTGGCCGACATCGACGACGGGCTGATCGATGTGGTGGTGGTCTACAAGATCGACCGGCTCAGCCGCGCCCTGATGGATTTCTCGAAGCTGGTCGAGGTCTTCGACCGCAACGGCGTTACCTTCGTTTCGGTCACGCAGTCCTTCAACACGACCACGTCGATGGGGCGGCTGACGCTGAACATCCTTCTGAGCTTCGCCCAGTTCGAGCGCGAGGTAATCGGTGAACGCATCCGCGACAAGGTTGCCGCCTCGCGCAAGCGCGGGATCTGGATGGGGGGCTATGTGCCGCTCGGCTACGATGTGCAGGACCGCAAGCTGGTGATCAACGAGGCTGAGGCCGCCTCGGTACGCCGGATCTTCGAGCGGTTCGTCGAACTCGGCTCGGCCACGATGCTGGCGAAGGAGTTGCGGCGGGAGGGGTTTCGCAGTAAGCAGGGCACGCTGATCGACAAGGGTTACCTTTATCGGGTGCTCCGCAATCGCGTCTATCGCGGCGAGGCCGTCCACAAGGGCAAGGCCTATCCCGGCGAACACGACGCCATCGTCACCGACAAGGCTTGGGATCAGGTCGATGCGATCCTGCAGGGCAACCGCCACGCGCGGTCCAGCAACAGCCGCATGCAGACGCCCGCGCCGCTGAAGGGCCTGATCTTCACCGACACCGGCGCGGCGATGACCCCGACCGCGACCAAGAAACGCGGCAAGCTCTACCGCTATTACGTCTCGATGGACGTGATCAAGAACCGCACGACGGAGGACGACAGCGGCGGCGATCAAGCACCGACCCGCTTGCCTGCGGGCATGGTCGAGGACGCCATCGTCACCGAGGTCCGGCGCATCCTGCAGACACCCGAGGTGGTCACGCAGGTGCTGGCGGCGTTGAAGCGCGATCAGGTATCCGAGGCCGAGGCCATCGCGGCGCTGCATGATTTCAACACCCTCTGGGCGCAGCTGTTTCCGCTCGAGCAGGCGCGGATCATCCAGCTTCTGGTCCGGCGCGTCACTGTCACCGCCGCCGGGCTCGAGGTCGACATCCGGCGCGAAGGCGTCGCAGGCGTCATCCGCGAGATGATCGCCCCACGCGACATGGAGGCCGCCGAATGACCCGAAACAATGACACGATCCGCGTACTGATCCCCCTGAAGCTGCGCAAGAAGAACGGGCGGCCCAAGATCATGCCGCCTGCCGATTACATCCCCAGCGAGGATCAGGCGCAGGACCCGCACATCCTGCGCGCCATCGGCCGGGCATGGGGCTGGCGGCGGCGCATGGAGGCAGGCGAGTTCGCCACGATTCAGGAACTGGCCGAGGCCGTCGGCTTGGCAGAACGCCACGTCAGCCGCCAGCTGCGCCTCGCCTATCTGGCGCCCGAGGTGCTCAAACGCCTGACCTGCGGGCGCGAGGCGTCGGCGGTCAGCCTCTATGACCTGTGCTTTCTGGCGGGGGAGACATGGCAGGAGCAGGCTGAGCGGGTGTTCGGGCGCGCTTAG